CTGATCGTGCCAGCATGATGCCTAGAATCTCGTTAAATGACTTGGTTGTAATCTCAGCTCTAGTTAAGCCTGTGTTGTACTTAATCAACCCTCTAGTAATACCTACATAGCCTTTGCCTAAATCCGTTGCGACCGTAGCTAAATCTACTCCGCTGGCTCTTGAGATTTGGATTGCATTGTTGAGAAGCTCTTGAGACTTAGTGAGTGATCCAGTAGTGGTCAATAGACCCTGAAACGCCGGTCTAAGAATGTCATCGGCAATTGCCGCGCTGCTCTCAAGGTTCGCAATAAACTCGGTGACCTTAGTCTGAGAGAATGAAAGCCCAAGATTATCTACTGCTGTGGCTAGCCGATTGGCTGCTGCCTCGTCTGCTGCGAAAGCCTTAACTGCTGCCTTGCCGTAGGCTGTCATGGCTGCTGCGCCAAGGGTTAAGCCTAAAGCTCTGCCTAATGACTTGACTGACTTACTTAGCTTAGTAACGCCCTTGTCAGCCTTGTTAAGCCCAGCAGCATCATAGGTAGTGGCAATGCGGATTGCTAAATCTGTCATACCTGCCATTAGTCTTTGCTCCTTGCTCTAAATGTCTTTTCGCCGCGAGCATTGCTTAAGGTAATAACTTTGTTATTGGCAGACTGAATAGCTGCTACAACTGCTGCGGTGGTTCTACCTTGATCCTCAGCCCATGCTCTAAACAAGAGGCGACCCTTAGTCTTGCGGGTTCTACGCCCTGCGCTGTTGGACTGCTGGCTATCTACTAGAGGCGGTAGCGCAGCAATGAATTGGCGACCAGCGTTAGGGTTAGCAGACTTATTGACATCTCTGCCACCTTCCCACTCTGTGATGAATTGACCGCCACGGTACTTCTTAACGCGCTGTGCAGGTGGTAAACCGGCAGGAGTCTTGCGACCTGCTGTCTCGTAGATCGCACCAGAAGCAGACTTGTTAAAGATAGTTGCAAGGCTTCTAAAGCCTCGCTTGTTAGGCTTAGTTGGAGCTGTTGAGTATCCCAAGCCCTTTTTAATAATGCCAGAGTTAAAGGCTCGATACTCCCACTCGCCAACAGGATTAGCCCAACCGCTTAAAGGTGATTCAGAAGGCACGAACCCACGCGCACGATTAACAACCTTGCGCAAGTGTCCAGCGATCTCTTTCTGGGTTTCCTTGGCTAAGTCTGGGGTGTATTGCTTTAAGGCTTTCCTAAGAGCTACGGCGTTGTCTAGCTCGACTGGCATCGCTTCGCTCCTTCGCTATATCCCTGAGGACTTCTATATGTGCCTTAAATGCTAATGCCGGAAGTTCGACAATAGTGTGAAACGGAACTCCATACTCGTAACTCAGTCGAGCTGCGAGATAGGTGAGGGAGTTCCGATCTACCCTAAAGGGTCAGATTCCAACACTTCCACACTTTTCAGCGTTTCTAGGAACTGTTCCCCGAAAGGTTTGACTGTTTCACCCGAACGTCTAATTGCTTCCCAGCAGAGCCAATAGACATCAGATTGTTTCTGATCCTCTATCAGCGCCTTGTGAAAGCCTTTCTTGGCGTACTGCTCGAAGGCGTACTCAATAAGTGGAGTAATCTCGTACTCTGTTACTGAGTTGTCAGCCCTTGTTACCTTTAGCTTTGCCATGTTAGCCCCTTAATTAGTTGTTTAGAATGTACCTGTTGTTGCAACAGCAATTGTACCTGAAACGGTAAATGTGATGCTCTGTGTGGACATGTCTCCAACTGCGCCGTTGATATCGGTTGTGTTGTTTACAAGGCAGGTTGCTGTGTACAGAGGGTTAGTCGCTGAGACTACTGTTCCCTTAGCCTGTAGAAGCACGATTGGAACGTTAGTTCCCCATGCTGCCTGAAGTGTTGCAAGAACGTTAGCTGATGCTGTGTCGTTCAAGAAGTCGATTGTGATAGATGATGCCTCAAGACCCTTAACAAACTTGTGTCCTGAATCACCCATTGCTGTAACTTCAAGCTCATCGAATGAGCGGTTGATAGTTACTGAAGTAACGTGGTCGCTAAGATCAACTGAATTAACCTTCACGCCTACGTTGTTGCTCAGAAATACTGCCATTTAGGTTATTCCTCGTCTTTCTTAGTAGTTGGTTTTGTTTCTGCCTTTGGAGCGCCCTGACCGATTTTAATCAGGAACGCTTCGTTCTCTTTTTCCCATTGTGCTAAATCGGTCATGATTTAACTCCATTCCGTTAGGGTACTTATTGCAATGTCGCAAGTAAGTAAATCTCCAGAAGCGATGCTCAGAACGCTTGGTGCGCTCACGCTTCCAACGTTAAATACAATGCTGGAAGCTTCGAGAAGCTGAAACACTCTTAAGATGTCGGTCTCGATTCCAGCAAGGTTGCCCTCGTTGTCTAGCAACGGAACAAGGATAGTTATTGTAAAATTAGCCATAGGCGCAATTGATGTGTAATCGTTATTGCTTGGAACAATATACGGATCAGCAGGAGTCACGATTACTGAGTTAGCAATAGGCGTGGCAGGTGGAAAAGCAAATACTGAATACTTGGTGTTATCAGTAAGAGCCGAAGCAATGCTAGATCGTAGGGTGGTTATCGCTGGCATTAGCCCACCATAGAACGCGGGTCAAGATATGGTGCAAGCAAGCCACGAACGCGAGCGATGAGCTGTGAAGACATTGCGTACATGCTGCCGATTGAGCCGTCTGGGTTCATGCCGTTTCCTGAGTTTGTCTGACGAGATGTCCAGATTGATACGCAGACCATAAGGCTGGCTTCCTGTACTGCTGGCTCGGTTGAATAATCTTTGTAAGTAGTTGCCGCAACCTGACCATAAGGGTAAATTGGGTGAAAAGTCTTAACGACATTGGCTGCGTGTGTAGTTGTAATGTCAATGCTTTTTTCATTAACGGCATTGACTGTCTTTGATCCATTAAAGTTTGACCCGCAGCCTGTAACGGTTACTGTCTGCCCAACATAGAAAACATCATTTACAAAATCGTTAAAGTATAAGACCCCTGCTGTACCGTCATTAGAGTGACCTGATACTGGAAGTACGTTTTTCCATAGAAAGGGCAACAAGACATCATCAGCAGCATCGCAGACTGATTGAATCGTTGCGTCTGAATACAGACTGCCAACGCCAAGTGCTGCTTTTAATTCTGCAACGGTCGTGATGCTCATTGTTATCCTTTCTAAAGACTTAGAGGGACTGCAAGGGCTCCGGCAGCCCCTCTAAGCGACTTAGGTGTTACTTATTAAGCAACTTGTACTGCGCGGAACGCTGCTGGGTAGCGGTTAACTACTGCAACATATCCGTAGATGCCGATTTCAAGCTGTCCGTTTGAGACAACATTTGTGCGAATCTGGAGTGTTCCGGACTCGTGGAATCGCATCGCCATTGTTGGGTAAACAAGACCAACCTTGATGTTTGATGTTCCACCTGTGTAGTTAGGGTCAACAACAAGGTTGAGTCCTGCTACTGTGCCGTTTGTCGATCCCTGTGTGATGAGACCGTTAGCGTTCTGAGGTGCTGCTGCTGCGTATAGTGGGCGACCTGTTGAATCAACTTCACCAAGGAGACCTGCAAAGTCAACGTTGTCGTTTCCACCTGATGTAGCAACCAAAAGGTTGTTAGGTGTCTGACGCATTACGCCGAATGAATCTGCAATCGACTTAGCAAGTGCCTTGTAGATTGTTGTTGAAGATGAATCTGAAGAACCATCTGCTGCAATCTTTGCTGCGTACTGATCTGTCTTCTGAGCATAGCTAGCAGCCAACTCACGCAAATAAAGGTCTAAAAAGCTTGGGTCAGATCTATCAACGAGTTCGAGGTCGAGAATACCGGCACCGGCGAACTTGACTACTGTGTCTTCTTGGAAAGTGACTGTTGTGTCTGCTGATGCGAATTCTGCACCTTCAGCTGTTAGATCTACTGCTGCTTGTGTTCCGAGCTTAGGTGTGAAAATCTTCATGCCTGAAGCTGGAAGAGCTGCGCGCTCGATTGAATCAATGAATGGGCGTGATGAATCGATAATACCGATTACATCGCGTAGGTATGTAGGTGGAACCATACCTGTGTTTTCTGCAACTGTAGCAACCTGAAGTGCTGCTACAAGTTCACGTGCATCTGCGTCGCCGCGTGATGCGTTGAGTTGTGCCTTTGCGTATTCGCCGGCTGTGATGTTTAGGTTGAGGCGCGGTGTTGTGTACGCCATCGCTGTTACTGTAGGGCGAGCAGCTTCCACAGCCGCAGCTTCTACCGGTGTTGCTTCGACTGTTGTGTCTTCCACGACTGTCTCGCTTTCTGTTTGTGGGGTTTCTTCAACAGGGGTGACTTCCTCTGCTGCGATCTCTAGTATTTGAGAACTGGCGAACGCCGGAACCGTTACTAAAGAAACTTCTTTGAGCCTTGCCTGAGAGACGACTGTGTATCCGTCTTTTGAAGGCTGTGATGCAATAATCTCTGCACCAACTGAAAGTCCTGTGACAAGACCTTCTTGCGCCATAATTAGCGCATCGTTGCCGCCAGTTGAGCGGCTTAACTTAAATGTTGCGTAGATGCCATCGGCGCGAACCTCTGCGGCTGTCATGCGACCAATTGGCTTCTTTAGATCGTGCTGCGATAGCAACTTAATCTTTGAAGGGTCAGCGATTTCAATTGAGTTAGCTGCAAAGGTGTAATCGCCAAGATTAGTATGACCAATCTCGCCTGTTCCCATTGGCACAATCTTGCCTGAGATTTCGCGGCGCTCTTCTGAGCACTCAATTGATGCTGCTTCGATGTATAGGGTTTCCATTAGCTACCGTTCCCGTTAGGTGAGAGGTCTTCCATTTCCATTGCCTGTTCAGTTGTAATAAGACCTAGTGCAAGCATCTTCTCAAGTACAAGAAGGCGCTCCATAGGCTCTGTTCTCAAGAAGCTATCATCTAGGGCAAACTTCACATAGTGACCGTCTGTGGAGACATCGTTCATTGAAAGGCGTGACTCAATTGCTGAGACATAAGGCTGAAGAGTAAATGCAACCATCTGCTTGCGCTCATCTTGAACATTGGCGTAAGTCATTGTTGTGTTCTGTGATGCTGAAACATAATAAGGATCTACGGAACATAGGCGAGCACATTCTGTCGCTAGGTTCTGAATAGCATCGTTGTAGCCCATGTCTTTAGGGCTAAAGCCGATTGTTTGATAATCAATAGTAGAAGTTAAGTAAGCTGTGCCGTTATTCTGACGAGCGCGCTTCCAAGCTGCTAGAAGTCCGGAAACTTCTGCTGGTGGCAAATCCGCACCAGTATTTTTTAAGAACCCAGTTGCAGATGGAGTTTGAAGGGCAATACTGGCAGAGGCTTGCGCATCGAGGGCAGCCTTAATGGTTGTGCCGCCAACTGCCAAGATTCCTTCATCTTTCTGGAAAGTAATAAGTGATCCAAGACCTGACATCGGCATAGGCTTGCCATCAAGGTAATACTCTGTGACATAGCTGTTTGTTGAATCAGTAACGAATGTAACGCGGCTGTTTGCTACCCACTCAGCGTTTGCCATTCTGTTGTCCTCGAGATAAGTCTCGGTAATTTGCCAATATGCAACGCCGTACATAAGCAGCGAATCTAGCGTGAAGTAAATTGTCTCAAAGCGAGGCTGGGCTTTAGATGGTTGGTCTACCCATCGAGGCGCACCAATCTTTTCGCCAGTTGATTTCTTGTAATACTCAAGTGGGATAGAGGCAATCGTTCCGCAGATTAGATCGCGGCATCGCTTGATTGCTGGAACCTGTAAAGCCTGTTGGCGAGTTACTAAAATCGGATAATAAGTACCGAAAGAAAGATATGAATCGGACATGACTCTTGGCGCTTCTTGCGCTTCAAGGATTTGCGGCTTACGCGAAAAGAGACCCATAGGGGTCAATTATACACTACATGTAGGTCATTCTGAGTAGATTGCCGCTACCTGTTGTGGTTTGTTTAGCATGTGTACAACCATCGCTGTCGAGATAGCACCGGATACATCGCCAGCACTTTTGCGTTTCACAATTCGCCATGAAGAGTCGTTGGTCTTAGCTGCGCAGTTGTTCATTTGCTGAATCCAGTTCTCTTGACCGGAGTGAACCAACCTGTGCGCGTTAAGAGCATCATTGAGATCCGTACAAGCCTGATAGAAGGCAGCGCCGGATATATCGACAACCAATTGTCCAGCGTTAGCAAGCCGGTCAGCGATGGATTGGCTGGTGTACTTGTCGAAACATATTTGGCGAGGTCTGTATTGATCAGCCCAACCTTTGATGTCCGCAGCAATCTTTAAATCATCAACACTTATTTGGCTTTCCCAAGTCTGGAGTATTCCCACTCCGATGCGACCATCTGGGAGTATTTGACCAGCAACGAGGCTTGCATTACGGCGAGACGGACTAACATCGAAAGCAAAGACTGTATAACCGCCCGCCGGAATCGTGAGCGAGGCGTCTGAGGTTTCCTCAAGGATTCCATGAGCCCACGGACTGCTGAGAGAATCAATCCATTGGCAAAGCAACTCAGTTCTAGTATTTTCAATCGGACTCGTCGCAACAGCTTCTTCAAGGGCTTCCTCACTTATCGTATAGCCAAGTGCAGGGTTGGCTTGAGCCCAGCCTTGGCGGTCGGTTATCTTGCAGTATTGTGGAGCAGAGTATTCATAGAAGCCAAAAGACTTAGGCGGGTTTTCTAAAGCCCGTTCTCTCATTCCATTGAGGACAACCGAGAAAGCATCTCCTGCGTTTGAGGTAAGTAGCGTCTGAGAGTTTGGGCGAGCTCTAGTCGTAGGGACAGCGGCTCGAAATCCCTCTTCAGAGATTTCTCTGAGCTCGTCAATAAAGAGAAAGTCTGCAGTTCTGCCTCTAGATCCATCTCTAGTTGCTGCAACAACATCAAGCCTTCTTCCGTCAAGCATTTCAATAGACTCTGTACCGTTGGCGTACCTGATCTGTTTGACGAATCCTTTAAGGTGGTCATTGGTCTCCAATACTTGCGCTACTTGTCGGAAAGTGTCGAGTGCCATCGATCTATTAGATGACATGATAAGAATATTACGGCTATCCCACTTGAGTAGGTGAGCCAATATAAGCATACGGGCTAGATGGGTCTTTCCGGACTGTCTGGCAATGAGCAACAAATTAGTCTTACGGATAAACATTCCTTTTTTATCAACCGTGAGCATGTCCTTGAGAACATAGTCCTGCCACGGCAATAAAGGCATACCAATTATCTCAGCTATATCTCTGACATCTTGCAGCTTAGAAGTTCCCTTTAATGGTATGGATTGAAGCCTTGGTTTGGTTGCCCCTCGTAGCGGTTTGGATCGTTTGGCTGCCATCGGGTCTAATTCTGGACTGGTCGGGCGGTAAACGGACTGTCTTCGTGCAAAACCGACTGTGTCGGAGAGAGATAGGCTGA